TTCCCACAGCGTCAGATACAAGTAGTCGCCATTGGCGGAATCGGCGTCCAGCCAGATGGGGTAGGCTGAGATGTTACCTGGTTCGCTGTCAAGGTAATTTTCATGAATGCGCACATAGGCGATATCGGCTCGTGTGCAATATCCCCAACCGCGAATGTCCATGCCAATCCATTCGCTAATATTATAGGGGCGTGTGATAGACACTGTCCGTGTGAACCACGTGTCGGCCGGGTCGTTGCTCCCATACCAATCAACAGCATAAGCGCGCCCACTCGGGTCATTGTCAGCCCACATCCGTGGTTCGCCGGCCCAATTGCCAGCACCTGAACCTCGCAGTTTGAACTTAAGCTGAACCTCAATCACATTGTTAACACGCTTGAAAGACGCTCCGAAGTGTACTTGCCACTCAACGCCCCGGTTCTCGACGAAGCCACCGGTTCGCCAGAATGAGCCATAGGTATCATCACTACCATCAGCAACGTTATCAACATCCGCGTAGCCATATCTGGAGTCTGGACATGGGGGATTCCAATCCCAAAATTGTTGTCCATCCCCATAGATGTTATCAACAGCAACCGGATAGTAGTACTCGCCTATCTTATGAGCACCGCCGGTTCGCAACGATATCCATGTCCAGCTTGTACCGTTGCCGGTACACTTCAGAATCCAACCGCGCCATTGGCTATTCCCGTTCTGCCAGCGTACCAGGAAGTACCATTCCCCGGCGCGGTAGTTGTTTGGCGTTCCCATGACAACATCGCAGTTGGCAAATGTCGGTGATGGACTGTCATTCCAGTCGTTGGGCGGGTCGCCCATCCCGGTTACCTGCGACCAACTACGCCCGCAATCGGTGCTGCGATAGATTTTGCCCGTTTGCACGCGCCAGAGGATGGCGTCCTCGATATCTGTGCTGTTCTGAATCGTCGGCCAGTGCGGATCGAAGCCACCCTGGTTGTCGGTGATTGTCGCTGCACCAGTGTTGCGCACTTCCCATGTGTTGGCCGCCGTCTGATTGAGATGACCGAGGTTGTGGTCAAACGTCGCCAGCCGACCGCTGGCCGCCGGTGGCTGCGGGGGCACAACCGGCGGTGATGGTGGCGTTATGTTGCTGTCGTCGGGGGGGGTGGTAGGATAGTCGCCATCTACACCATCCGCGCCATCGGCTTCCGGCTCGAACACCGCATCGGCCAGAATGCTGCCGGCTGCCGGGTCGTAGCTGGCCGACACGCTCCGGCATACCATCCGCTTATTCGTCCAGACGATCCCGCGCGGTGTGTCGCCGGCTGCCAGCGTCAGTGTCCACCACTCCTGTGGCACGACATCCAGCGCACCGAGATAATGCCCGGCGAACTGAATGCGCACCTCGGGATATGGGTTATTGGCCGCTGCCAGGACGCGCCCGGCCAGTGCATTCGCTTGCTCCTGGCTCTCCAGTATCTGCCGCTCACAATGGACAACCTGTGGCCCGATGTCGAGCGGTGCGTCACCCGGCGCCTTGCTGATGATGGGTGTGCGCGGGTAGGCGAAGCCGCTCAGGTGCACCATTCCGACGCGCGGTTCGGGTTGGTGCAGGATAGTGATCTCGCCGCGCCGGTCGGCGGCTGTGATGTCACTGACCACGGTGAGCGCATTCCGGCGCGCCGCGCTCAGCATCTGCGCATCCTCGGCCACGTACACCTGACCGAGCTTGTTGCAGCAGACGTGCGCGAAGATGCCATAGTTGCGCGCGAAGTTGTCGGCCTGCGTGTACAGGTCGCCTCTGGCAAAGTCCTCGATGGTCTCCGCGCGCAGCGTATTGCCGATAGGCAAGAATACGTCGGCGATTTCGAACAGCTGCGAGTGCCAGCGCCAGTAGTGGTGTATGGCCTCGGCCACTGTCGGTCCGGTGAACTCGTACCACTGATCCTGCGTGCCCATGATCATCTTGAGCGGCACGGAGAACATCATTGACCTCCGCAGCAGGCCGTCAATCGTGGTCGCCTCGAATGTCACGTCGCCGGTGTTCCAGTCCTGGCGCACCGTCGCGCCACGCACATAGCCAGCGAACAACACGCTCTTGGCATTGTAGGGGTAGTTGCCACCGATGAGTTGCGCTGTGCTGCCGTAGGTTGCTTCGTGCCAGAGTAGGATGAGCGTGCCGTCCTGGAAGTCATTCACCGTCGCACCGCTGTAGACCCGGATACGCGCCGTCCAGCCGCCACGCTCCCAATCGCCCGTCAGTGATTCCAGCGTAAATGCAGTGATCGGCGCATTGCTCCCTGTCCGCGTGTGGCAGAAGACCGGCCGGCGCGTCGTCTGCGTCTTACCGTTGCTGTCCGTGACTGTGAGCGTCACCCAGTGGGCATCGTCAAAGCGATTGTCGCCACCGATGGTCAGTCGCTCGTTGCCCATTACTGAGGCGAATGTATATTCCCCCGGCCCAACCACAGACCAGTTGGTGCCGACAATGCTCTCACCGCGGAATGCATATCCGGCGCCGCTGTAGTCGTTACCCCTGACGAATGTGAATGACGTTGCCGATCCATTGTCGAACGCCGCCTGTGGAGGCCCGAGAATGGCCACCGGCTTGAGTTGCTCGTTCTCGTCGGTGTACGGGATATCGTAATCTTTGTAGAAGTGTTCGGACGCATCGAAGCGCGGGAACATCGGCAGCAATTCCCAATTGCGCTTCACGGTCAGATACTGGTCATCTGCCCACACCAGACTGTTCTCGCTCACCGTGAGTGTGTTGGTGCTGGTGTTGATCGCCCGCACGCGCACCTTGCCCACGTCATAGGCGCCAGGCGATGTGCCGACCCACATCGTCATTCCAGGCAAGACCTTGTTTTCGCCGCTGTCGTTGTCATAGACGATGCTGCGCGCGCCACGTGCCGGCGATGCCATGTTCACCTGCGCGGTGAACACCGACTGCGGCTTGAGCACGGACAGGTACAGTGTCGCCTTGTGGCCGCCAGCCCGCAGCAATGCCTTCTCGCCAGACGTGAGCGCTGTCATGCTGCCACCAGCCTGCGAAACTCAATCTGCACGTCCAGATATTTGCCAGCCACGCGCTTCTTCATGAGGTCAGACGGCCAGACCATAATCGCAGCGTACTTGACGAATGATTCGGACGCATTGCGTGTCTTTATGTACACTGACGCGCTCTTGCCAGTGCAATATGACCGCAGTTTGGCCAGCTGCGCTACGGTCAGCAGGTCAAACGTCCAAATTGCCATTGGGTAGCCGTCGCCGCCTACTGCTCCATCGGCCTTGTCGTATTCGCGCGTGTACTCGATGAACACGCTGCGTGGTGGCGGGAGAGGCGGCGTCAGCGACTCGACATTGGTCGTTGTGCTGGTTGCGCCAATCTCATACGAATAGACCGGCATCACGCCCTCGCATACTCGCGTAGCAGATCAATTGTCTGCGCCCGTATGGCTGACAGCAGCCCGGCATAACCGTCCTGCGCACCGATGTTGACGGTCTGACTGAAGTTGTTGATCGCTCCGCGCCCAGCGGCCAGCATGGCTAGCACTGTCTCCTGATTCAGCAGCCCGCCAGTCATCAGCTCGGCATTGCGCGTGGTGGCCGCATTCAGCACGAACTCGCGCCCGCTCTCGCCCAGGCGGTAGACGCCGTAGCCGGCATAGCCGCCGGAAGCACGGCCCGGCGCTCCGCCTGGCGGTGTCGCGGACGACATCCTCTGCAACCACGCCTTGTAATCCCTTTCCATCCGGGCGTAGTATTCCAGCCTCGTCTCGCCCTCCTTGTTGAGCGCCTGATCCAGTTGGAACAGTTGCTCACGGAATGCGTCGTCTCGTGCTTGGCGCTCGGCATTCCACTGCTCATTCAGTTGCTGCAAGTCCTCATTTTTCTGGATTTCCATCTTCTGCATGCGTTCCTGATGCTCGGTCTCCATCTGTGCCAATCGGTCGGCATGCTCCTGCTGTGCACGCTGGCGGCGCAATTGGAAATCTTCCTCGGCATCGGCGCGCATCTGCTCATATTGCTGCTGCTGTTCCTCCAGCTGGCGTGCAAATTCTTCCTGTCGTTGGGCACGCTGCTCAGCAAACGCGTTTTCCATCTCAGCCAGCACGCGCGCTGAATCTTCGTCACGCCGACGTGCCTCGACCTGGTAATCTTCCTCGGCGCGGCGGCGGCGGATTTCGTAATCGCGAGCATTGCGCAGGAATGCGATTGCATCGCGCTCGGCAATCGCATCCTCTTGCTGAATCTCATAGTCCTCGCGCATGCGCGCCATGTCACGTTGGTGATCCTCTTCTGCACGGCGCGCCTCTCGGTTGTATTCAGCAATCCGCTCTGCACGTTCGCGGTAGTAGCGCTCCTCTGCTTCCATCTGCGACCGCTGGAATTCGGCCATCTGCGACTGCAATCTTTGCGCCCGGTCGCGTTCCTGACGTGCTACACTGCGCCGGAAGTCGGCGAGCGCCTGGCTCTGCTGACGGTTGAAGTCGGCAATGATCTGATTGCGCGCACGTTCGTGGTCAGCCTCCAACTCGGTTCGCTCTTCACCGTAGCGCCGCAGTATCTCAGTGCGCGCCTTCTCGTAGTGTTCGGCCGCCTGGGTGTTCGCCTTCTGGTAGGCCGCATATGCGTCAATTGCCGCCTGTGGGATTGCCGCCCCAATCCCAGCATCGCTGGCTTGCTCGGTTACCTGCTTGGCCGCCTCATCAGACGTCTCTCCTAAGTTGCCAATAGCCGCGATTACGTGCCCGACTGATTGTGCGGTGTCTTCAGAAATCACCCCCAGATCGCGCAACCCGATTGCCGCCAATCCAACGCCAGACCCGACAGTCTGCAACGGGAACTTGATGAGGTCCTTGGCTGCGTCAACTACGCCTCCCTCGTAGCCGAGCGCCTTGGCGCCGAGGTAGCCCAACCCTAGCCCTCCAGCCACCGCCCCCAATACACCCAGGCCTCCAGCCGCTCCAGCCGCTGCCGCACTACCCTTTGCCGCGCCTCCAGCCGTTGCGGCCGCGGTGCCACCAAATCCCATCTTCGACAGCAATAGCCCGACCGTGCCAACCGCGTTGACTACCTGGCCAGCAGCCACCACCGCACCGCCCAATGCCGCTGCACTGCCAGCAATACCCAGCGCGGCCTTGACGGCGTCGGGATGTTGCTCGGCGAACCGCGCAGCCTTCTCGGCCAGGTCAGCCAGCTTCTCCAAGTATGGGCCAGCCTGCTCAACAACGACGCGCCCGACACGTTCCTGGCTGCGTGATAGCCGGTCGGTCGCCGCCAGCCAGCGGCGGGATGCTGATTCGGCCATACCAGCCTTCTGGATATATTGGTTCGCAGCCAGGATGAATGGAGCACCAATCGCAGTGCCGATGGCGCCGATGCGCATACCGAGCGAACTCAGTTGTTCGCCCGACCGGCGCAATTCCATAAATGCCCGCCGGGTATCATTCGCGGCCCGAGTCGTCTTCTCCAGAGCCTTCGGGCCGGTTTGCCCCAGCTCCTTCAACTCGCGCTCAAGCCGATTGGCGCGCTCCTTGGCATCCGCCAGCCATGCGCGCATTTCCTCAATGCCGTCGCCACTGAACTTGATGCGCGCGCTCAGTACTCGCTCATCAGCCACGTTGCGCCTTCCTTACCCGCTCACTCAGCGCCGCGATGGTCAATACGTCCATCAGCAGTGCCTCATCCTGATCCAGTAACCCACCAGCACAGGGTAGAAACTTCCAACCAGTCGCTTCCATCAGTGTCCATGTACGCCACGCTGTCTCCAGGTCGCCCATTAACAACACATCCGGGAAGTCATCACCACCATCCTTACGCCGCCTATGCCATTCGATTAGCCGGCGGTAGAGGACATCACTTTTTTTTCAGCTTCTGCGCGCTCCTCCCAGCCAGGCAGCCAGGATGGATTAAGGTCGTAGACTGCGCGCTCCCACAGCAACCCCAATCGCTCTGGTAGTTGCACGTAGTCCTCAAATGACAGCGGCCACGGGATACCCTCTACATCTACCGTCGCAGCAATCACGTCGGGATAGCTGAACCGTCGTAGGAGTTTGATGTCCTCGTTATCATCATCTGCTGATTCAGCCAGCAATTGCAATCGTGTCCGGCACATGCCAGCCTGCATGTTGGCCCGCGCTACGACTAACCGAACGTTCAGCTCGTCATCTTGGTACTCAATCACTCGCGTCTTGCTCATTCCATACCTCGTCCAGCCGCGCTGCGAATTGCTGCATGATCGCATCAGCATTGCGCTCAACTACGTCACTTACTGTCTGCCAGCGCCCCTGGTGGATGCGCGCCTGGCGCTCTCTATCCTGCACCCACGGCGCGTAGACAGTATTCGTGCCAACAACACCAAGTAGCGCGTCGGGCGTGACAATCACATCAGTAGTCCATGACCGGCCCAATGTCCCGGTGCGCCGATACGGAACTTGAATTCTTCCATCACGCAATGCTGCGAAAAACCACCGCCGTTGCCGTGTGCTTACGAAGCCGGGGAAGTCTCCAGCCACTGGCTTGGGCGGATATACTGCTATGTCGCGTTGCAGCAATTCGAGAGACCGTTGCATGGCAGGTCGCATGGATTCGAGAGCAGTCACCTTGCCAATCACTGCCACCAACTCATCCCATCCCTCAAGCGTAATCGTCAACTCTACCATCAGTCACCTTGTGAAGGTGTCACCCAGCAGCGACAACGCGGATGCGCTGGCGGATGTTGAATGCCATTCTGAAAGGCAGCCCCTATCTGCACGACGACACCATTCAGCGGGCGACAGACCGGGCACACCAATTCGTCGTTGGCAGTATTCCAACGCACAAATTCGACTCCATTCTGGCGAAACGTCTCCATGTTGGCCACCGCATACGCCCGTGTCGTCTCCGTGCTGGCAATCAATTCAGCACGCCGCTTACCGAAATATGGCTCAAGGTCATTCACCAATGTGCTGAGCGGCTCACCAGTCTGAATGCGCTCAGAGACATACTTCTGCAACACTCGTTGTGACGTTGCATTTATGTCATGAACGAGATCATATGCGTAGCTGGCTGCCCAATCGCGGGCAGCGGAGTTGGCTAGCGTCCAGTCAATGCCAATTGTCAGCTGTGACTCGGCGGCACGCACTCCTAGGTCAACAGCGTTAAACAGCAATCGTTGCAGAGTCTGTCGTAATTGGTCTGTGCCACCCAGACTGGCTGTAATCTCCTCAATGCTCTGCCCGGCTCGCAACCGGCGCACGACATCGCGCAACTGCCCATTCAGAACCTTGGCCAGCGCGGTGCTCGCTACACGCTCCATCCGAATGCGCCGCAGCCAATCCCCAGGATCAGGGATACCAGCCTTGATCGAACCGAAAGGGAGCGGCAAACGCCGCTCTTACCTCCTCCTCGGTCGTGGCCGTCGCCAATCCTGCCAACACACCGGCCTTGACCTCGGCGGGGATGTGCTGGCTCTCGAAATCATAGGCGGCCGGTTCACCAGCCCGCACGCGCCGCCGCGCTATGGACTCCCAGCGCTTCATGTCTTCGCGCGCCTCGCGCGTCAATGTGTCAAGGTCATCCGCTCCAGATGCTATCTCCGGGGGTGCACCCTTGACTGCCAGCGGCACAAGCGTTTCGCCGATGACGGGGTCTTCCAATGGCTCAAGCCCCAACTCGTGCCGCGCCTCATTGACGGTCTTGACCTGCCAATAGGCCTGGCGCTCTTGCACCAGCAGCGCCCTATCCTCGGTGCGGATGTCCTCGAACCGACATTCAATGCCGTCGCCAAAATCTGAGCGCGCCAGCTGGTTGGTGATGGTTTCCGCCATCAGTACCAAGACAGGCCACACCGCCTGCTCGATCATGATTGCCTTCGCAGCATCGCTGTTCGCGCGTGTCGCCTCCTTCGCCCAGAAGCCCGCCGGGATGCCAAACACACGGTCAATCTCCTCGCGCGTGAATGTGCGCCCGGCGAGAAACTCCATGTCCTTCGGGCTGATGCTGAGCGGTGAGACTGTGACATCACCACTGCGCGTGATCAAGAACCGCCGTTGCTTCTCTACCAACTCGGTC